GAAATCAGCAGTTTTGTCGGCAATATGATGCTCCGGCAAATTAAAAAATGGTGTCAGGAAGACCCTGACATTCTCGAAGGCTTTGAGGAATGGGAACAGAAACGCAAAAAAGAAAGTGAGGAAATTACCAATGTTAATCAGTGAATTTGAAAATCTGACGGGGATTTATCCGTCAGCGAACCAGTATTCTGTAATTGAGAAGTTCTACAACGAATCCAAAGAGGACAAGCACGATTTCTGCCGTGCGTATCTGATGAACGCTGATTGTCTGGCAGAACGTATTCAGAACGAAGTCAACAAACTGGAAGCCGAAAGAGAAAATCAGGCATATGCCGAAATCTGCGACCTGAAAACAAAGCTCGAAAAGGAGAAACTTAAAAATTTTGAGCTGAAAATCCAGCTCGACAAGGAACTTGACTGGAAGCCTGCCGAACATACCGGAACGAACATGAACCAGTCCGATTATGAGGATTTGGCAAAATCCAGTTCCGCAATTATCGCAACAGATGAGGAAGCGATTGACCATCTTTCAATTCTGTTCGGCTTCATGCCGGACAAGATTCAGATTATCCGTGAAGTGCAGACCTTCGAGGTCAATAAATATCGCCGTCTGCGCGTGAAAGATACCTATCACCGCGAACCGCTCTATGATGCCACCGACTGGAACTATATCCGTTTCAACTGCGCCGGTATGCAGTGGGAACTTGTCAACGGCGAACTTCTGCCGTATGAAGACTGAGAGGTGATGCAGATGCCTAAAAAATATCAGGTGTTCGACCTCTATGAATGTTACGGTTCTGTCGGCGAATTCGATACCTACGGCGAAGCCTGCATGGCTGCGGCGTTCTGGCGCAAAGAGACTGACGGAGAATGTGACCTCGTCATTCTGAAATGGAATGACACCTATCAGGCTTATACCTCAATCGAACAGAAAGGAGTATCTGTATGTATATGACCAGCGAAGAAATCTGTAAAGAATACCGCACAGCAAAAAACAAAGCAAACCAGATTAAAATTCTGGCTGAACTGAATCTGTGCAGAACAAGTGAAATCATCCGCATCTTGCAGGAAGGCGGCATTCCAGTCGGCAGCCGTACAAAAGGCACTCTGAAAAATGAAATTCTGATTTCCGGAGAGCCTTCCCCGGAACAGTTTCCGGCACAGAATCCGGAATCCGCTCCGCCGGACTGGAAAACTTCCCTGAAAACCGTCACAGAACGCATTGTCGAGCTGAAGCTTATCCGCGATAACGCCGAAAAGGAACTCGCCGAAATTTATCAGACGCTCGGCGCACTCTGCGGAAAATCATAAAAAAGCCCGTCCCGGAACGCTCCGGGAACGGGACGGAATAAAATGCCATTGTATGTCATGGCGTTTTATATTAGAATCATTTATATTCTATCAGAAAGTGAGGAATTTGTCAAGTATGAATTTAGAAACAGACTGGGACGATACAGAATTCGAGGAACTTCCGGAAACCGAAATCATGAGTGCTGATTATACCAAAGCCGTGAAGCTGAATCAGCATATCAAGGCTCATGCGCAGATAGCGCAGGAATCGCTTTACGAGGTCTGCAAGGGTCTGAAAGAAATGCGCGATAACAAGCTTTATAAAGAACTGGATTATCAGAATTTCGAGGAGTACTGCGAACAGGAAGTAGGCATCACTTATAGACAAGCGAAAAAATATGTTGCAATTGCAAGCGGATTTTCAGCAGATGAGGGAAGTCGACTTCCCTCAATTGGAACTGAAAAATTATATCTGCTTGCCAAACTGGACGAACCCCAGAGAGAGGAAATTCAGCAGAAACTGAATATTTCCGAAGCCAGTGTCAAGGAACTGAAATCGGAAATCAGCACGCTGAAACAAAATAAGCAGCAGCTTGAAAGTCAGATTCAGGAGCTGGAAAACCGTCCTGTTGAGGTCATGCAGTCAACGGCAGAACTCGAAGAAATTCAACGGCTCGAAAACCGGATTGCAGAACTCGAAAATCAGGAACAGGCTGTTTCCGATGCCGAGGAAAAACGCTTTGCAGAATTCGCTTCTAATATGAATCAGCAGCTTGTTGAGGAAAGACAGCGTCTCAAGAAAGAAAGTCAGGAAGAAATTCAGCGTGCAAATCTCCAGAGAGACAATGCGTTTCTGGAAGTCGAAAAGCTGAAAAAACAGCTTGCTGAACAGAAAGAAGATTCTCCAGAAATGAAGCGGTTTAAAGTCCGGATTGCTACACTGTGCGACAGCATCGAACAGCTTGTGAAGTTTCTCTGTGAAAATCCAGATTCCGCTTTTCTGGATAAATCAGAAACTGTCATCAAAGGGGCGGAAACTTCCCTCAGCGAAATCAGAAAGCAGGTGCAGGCATGATAAAAGACGTTCTGATGTGCCTGTCCGGAAAATCTCCGGCACGGTGCGGTCATTCCTGCGGAACGTGTTTCCGGCATGACAGTATTATGATTCATGTCTGCGATAACTGCGGAAAAGAACTCTATGAAGAAGATTATCATTTTGACGGCACTCCGGAATTCTGTCCGGAGTGCAGAAAGGAGAATTTACATGAGCCAGTTTAACTACGAAGAAGTCAACGGCGTTCAGCAGAACAAGGGTCTGAAAGTCGTGCTGTACGGTCAGGAAGGTGTCGGGAAATCGACCCTTGCAAGCCAGTGTCCGGGTTCGGTATTCCTCGACTGCGAAGGCAGTACCACTCACATGAATGTCCGCCGTCTGCCCTCTCCGGACTGCTGGGAAATGCTCTGCGACGAACTGAAATTCATCGCCGAGAATCATCAGCAGAAAAATTATAAATCCGTCATTATCGATACATTCGACTGGGCGGAGCGCATGGCGATTGATAAAATCTGCCGTGATAACTCCACAGAAGATAAGATTCTGAAAGGCATTGAGGATTTCGGTTACGGCAAGGGCTGGCAGTATGAATCGGAACTTATCAGCCGTTTTCTGGAACTGACAAATCCCCTGATTTCGGACGGTGTCAACGTCGTGATTCTCTGCCATGCCGTCACGAAAAAAGTCACCGCTCCCGAACTGACTGCCGAATATGACCACTGGGAAATGAAACTCGGCAGCAAGACCACGAATAAAATCGCCCCTCTGCTCAAAGAATGGAGCGATATGACGCTTTTCCTCGCGTTTCAGACGAATATCACAGCTACGGATTCCGAAGGCAAAAAGCATCGCGCAACCAGTCAGAAACGTGTGATGTATGCCACAAAGACTGCGTGGTACGACGCTAAGAATCGTTTCGGACTTCCGGAAAGAATGCCCCTCGACTTCAGACAGATTGCGCATCTGTTCGGCGTTTTCTACTGCGCCGACTGCGGTCAGGAAATTCAGGATTATGACAAATATTCCGCAAAGCAGATAGCCGGAACTGCCCTCAAAAAATACGGCAGAAAACTCTGCTGGGGCTGTGCCATCAAGGCGAAGGAGATGAATCAGAATGCCGGAACTGCGTGATTATCAGACAGAACTGATTCTCCGGACGCAGAAAAGCTGGAGGACCGGGCATAAAGCTCCGTGCATTGTTCTGCCGTGCGGCGGCGGAAAATCTGTAATAGTCGCCGAAATCGCAAAGCGGACAACACTCAATCACAAGAATGTTCTGTTTCTGGTGCATCGCAAAGAACTCTGCGAACAGATTTTCCGGACGTTCTCATGGTGGGGGTGTGATATGTCGCTGTGTGACATCATGATGGTGCAGACCGCTTCCAGACGGCTCGGAACGCTCCGGAAACCGGATTTAATCATCACGGATGAGAACCATCACAGCAAATCAAATTCTTATCGTAAAATCTATGATTATTTCAAAAAGTCCTATCGGGTGGGCGTTACCGCAACGCCCGTCCGGCTGGACGGCTCAGGGCTTGCCGATGTCAATGATGATTTAATCGTCGGTGTTTCGGCAAAATGGCTTATCGAAAATCAGTGTTTAGCTCCCTATGATTATTATGCTCCGGATATCGCCGATTTATCCGGCATCAGGATTTCAAGGGGCGAATTCGATTCCAAATCTATCGAAACTGCAATGTCAAAGCCGAAGATTTTCGGCGATGTTATCAAGTACTATCAGCAGTTCGCAAAGGGCGTGAAAGCTGTCTGCTACTGCGCATCTGTGAAGCATTCCCAGAGCATGGCGGAGGAGTTCCGAAAAGCTGGCATTCCGGCGGAACACATTGACGGCGAAACCCCGAAACAGGAACGCAGTCAGATTATCGAGAATTTCAGAAAAGGCAAAATTCAAATTCTCTGCAATGTCGATTTGATTTCAGAGGGCTTTGACGTTCCCGACTGTGGCTGTGTGATAATGCTCAGACCCACACAAAGCTTGACTCTGTATATTCAGCAGGCAATGCGCTGTATGCGCTACAGGCACGGCAAAAAGGCGATTATCCTCGACCATGTCGGAAACTACGGACGGCACGGAATGCCCGATGATGACCGGGAATGGACACTCGAAGGCAATCCGAAAAAGCATCTCAAAAAGCTCTTAGCCGAAAAGGATTTGCAGACTGTTCAGTGTGAAAAGTGTTTCGGGGTGTTCGTTCCGGAAACAACGCCTGTCGTTTGTCCGTACTGTCACCACGTTTTTCCCGTCAAGTCCAGAGAAATTCAGACCGACAAAACGGCAGAAATCAAGAAAATTGAGGGATTTCACTTTAATTTCAAGCCTGCATCTGCCTGCAAGTCTTATCAGGAATTACTTGATTATGCAAAGGCAAGGGGGTTCAAGCCCGGATGGGCATATTATCAGGCGAAGGAAAGGGGGTTTTTACGATGACGAAAGAACACAGGCTTATGCTCGAAATCATGGCGGCGGTATCGCCTTACTGCGTGATTTTCCGGACGAATGTCGGCAGAGGATTTACACCTGACGGACGGTATTTCTCGACTGGAGTGCCGAAAGGCTACTCTGATTTGAACGGTCACAGAAAATCTGACGGACGTGCCGTTTATCTCGAAATCAAGACCAAATCCGGCAGAGTCTCTCCCGAACAAAAGCATTTTCTCGAAGCAATGCAGAGTTCCGGTGCAATCGCCGGAGTTTGCAGAAGTGTCGAAGATGCGCTTAATTTAATCAAAAAATAATTTTAGGAGGAAATTATTATGTTTAACTTTGGAAAAAAGCCCGAAAAACAGGAATTTTCGCTTGTTCCCTGCGGAGAATATGAAGTTTTCATCGAACAGGCAGAGGAACGCCCCACCAAGTCCGGCAGACCGCAGCTTTCTGTCCGCCTGAAAATTCGTGATGACGTGAAACAGCCCTGTCAGAACAGAATCCTGTTTCTGAACATCTTCCAGAAGACCCCCGAAAAGCTCGACGATTTGGACAGACAGGTCGGAAATTATAACTATTCGCATTTATATCATCTGCTTGATGTGACCGGAATTCTGACTTCCGGCAATGAAATCGAGGATATGAATGACATCTGCCGTCTGCTTATCGGCAAGGAACTCCGGGTGATTGTCCATCACGAAACTTATAACGGCAAGCTCAGCGAGAAAATTGACCAGCTCCGTGGCGTTCACGAATCCGACCCCGATGAATACGAAAATAGCGATTCTGCGCTGAATCCGGCTTACAGCGCACCGCCTGCGCCTGCTGTTCCGGAAGACGAAAGCCTGAACGATTTTCAGGAAATTATCTCTGATGATGACATTCCGTTTTAAGCACTACATTCCGGCGGACGGTTTTCCGTCCGTCCGGATTTATTATCTGAATTTATCAGGAGTGATTTTTCATGTATGAATTAATTCCCGAAGAACTCAAAAAACTCCCGAACTGGGTCGTCTGGAAGGCAAAGCCCGACCCGAAATCGCATTCCGGAGTTTCAAAAATTCCGATAAATCCGAAAACAGGCGGTCAGGCACAAAGCAATAATCCCGAAACATGGACAGATTTTGAAACGGCGGAAATCGTTTCCAGAGACTTTGCCGGTATCGGCTTTATGTTCGAGAATTCCGGCTATTTCGGTGTCGATTTGGACGACATGCCGGACGAATTAGCCGCCTGTGCCGAGGGCGATTATGCGAATACAATCGGCGAATTTCTGACAAATCTTGACAGCTATACAGAATGGAGTCAGTCCGGCAATGGGATTCACATCATCTGCAAGGGCAGACTTCCCGAAGGTGCAAGAAGAAAAGGCAAAATTGAGATGTACGACAGCGGTCGATTTTTCGTCATGACGGGCAATGCTATTTCTGACCGTGAGGACGTTCCGGACAGAACCGAAGAAATCAAGCCGTTGCATCAGAAGTATTTAGGCGGTTCTGAAAGTTCTGATTCCGGGCAGATGACGCTTTCTGAAACAAGTCTTTCTGTGCAGGAAATTATCGAAAAAGCCCGTAATTCTCGGGGCGGTGCGAAGTTTGAAAGTCTGTATCAGGGCGATTTTTCGGAATATCCGTCACAGTCAGAAGCCGATATTGCTTTTTGTAATATGTTGGCTTTCTGGTGCGCAGGCGATGCCGGAAAAATGGACGAAATCTATCGCAGTTCCGGACTCATGCGCTCTAAATGGGACAGAAAACAGTCCGGCTCGACTTACGGCGCATTAACCATTCAGAAGGCAATTTCCAGTTGCAGTGAATGCTATCAGCCGAAAAATCAGATTCAGGATAAATCCCTGAAAATCAAGAAGAAATCCGCACCGCCTGCAAAATCGACTCCAGTCGGAAAGATGTACAAGTTCGATGATTTAGGCAACTCCGAACGTCTGCTTGATATGTTCGGGCATATGCTGAAATTTTTCTATACCGAGCATAAATTTCTGTACTATGAGAACGGCAAGTGGTATCGTGATAATTTTGAATACTGTCAGACTTTAGCAGACTGCGTGATTCAGCGCATGGAACAGGAAGACACTGCCGGAGTCTATGCCGAAAATGAGGACATGCAGAAGGCTTTCAAAAAGCATATCAAGAAGACCAGAAGCCAGAATGCCCGTAAAAATATGGTCGTAGGTGCGGCGCATTTCATGCCTGTTCTGCCGGAACAGCTCGACAGAGACCGGACAATCATCGGTGTGAAGAACGGCGTTCTCGACTTGAAAACAGGCGAATTAAAACCGCATGACAGCAAGTATTTCCTGACGAAACAAGTCCCAATTCCCTATATTGCCGATGCTCCGAAGCCGGAACGTTGGCTGAAATTTCTGGATGAAATCTTTCTCGGCGATGCAGAGTTAATCCGGTATATTCAGAAAGCCGTCGGCTATTCGCTGACAGGCTCGAATGCGGAACAGTGCGCATTTTTCCTGTACGGTACGGGCAATAACGGCAAATCTATTTTTCTGGAAATTCTCCGGCATATCTTCGGCGATTATGCAAGCAATATTCAGGCGGATACCGTCATGATGCAGAATAAAGCCGGAAATTCGGCAAGTTCTGACCTTGCCAGATTGCAGGGTTCTCGGCTTGTGACCTGTTCCGAAACTGCCGAAAACACCCGCCTGAATGAGCCGTTAATCAAGCAGATGACCGGCGATGATATTATGACCGTCCGGAAGCTTTACTGCGAAGAATTCGAGTTTCATCCGGAGTTCAAGCTGTGGATGGCGACCAACCATAAGCCCACAATCAGAGGAACGGACAAAGGCATCTGGCGGAGAATTCATCTGATACCGTTTCAGCTTGATATTCCGGCGAATCGAGTCGACAGAAATCTGAAATACAAGCTTGCCAAAGAATCCGAATCTATCCTGAAATGGGCGGTTGACGGCTGT